ATACATTTGTACATCGCTTCTTCTGCTAGCTTATGTACTTGCATTTCTTTTTCTGTACCAATACTATCACTTATATAATCTAATATTACTGTTTGACCACTTATATTAGAACTAAAATGTATTTTACCAAGCCTATTATCTATATAAAAAGATCCATTTACTTGAGCGTGCTGTGGATCTAATCCATATCTATTACCTTTCATTTTCCAATGAAGATCATCTTCATAATCTTGGTTATTATTTTCTGAAGGTGTAGTTGACTTATAACTATTCCAAGTTGAAGAATTTATTTCATTACCTGCTGGTGATTTTAAATAATCATTAAACGTCCAGTTTCTAACTGATAAATTATCTATATTATTTGTTTCTGTTAAAGTAGTATCTTGTGCTGTAAACTCGTGAAAAGAAACAACAACAACATATACAGTATCAATATTTTGAACATTTATTTTTTGTAAAAACTTTTCTGTTGTATTGTCAACAGCTACACTCCACTCTATATAACTAGCAACACCATCGTCTGTTTGCAAATCAAATATATCTAAGTTAGTGTTTGTAGTTGGTAAATCTCCAGCAGAAGTAGAGTCAAAATTAGTTGTATTACCATCAGGCACTGAGGTACTTAACCCAACTCTTAATATACCAGGGCCAGTGCCAGAAGCAAAATCAACAGCTTGACCAGAAGCAGACATTGTAACATACTCTTTATCGCTAACATCTAGCTCTTGCCAAACAGCCATAGCATGACCCCAGTTTACAGGCGAAGAAATAGCACCATTAAAATTAGTTCTAGTTCTGTGTGAAAAAACTAATTTATTTAATAAAATTTCTGACTTTGCAAAACCAGCGCCAAAAGGAATAACATCAGGATTTTTTTGCCAACTAGTAAAATCACCAACTGCAAAATCACCGTCTATAACTTCTTCAGCTCTTTCATTAAAAGTATAACTACCATCGTCTTCTTGACTTATTTGAAAAGGATTATTAGTTCTATTAGTAAAATATAAAGGATGTTTTATACCAGAAGAATCCACCCATGATAGCTTTGTATAGTTTACATAATCATGAGGCAGTGGCATTGTTAACGCGGGTGGTACGTCTATTTGTTGAGACTTTATAGATTTAAAAGTATCAAACGATAATTCTTGTAAAGCACGTTGTGCAAAATAAGATATATCAGCTCTTTTTATTTTTGATATTAATTTGTTTTCTCCAACATAAGCTATTTGAAACTGAGTTATAATATCTTCTAAAGAAGTAAACTGATAACTTCCTAAGTTATTACCTAAGTAATAATCTCTGTGTGTAGTGTTGTCTAATAATCCCATTTATTTATTGTTTTTCTTGTTGTAGTTTTGCTGCCTCCATGCCTTGACCAGCCCTCATAATATCATCTCTTAACATAGAAACACCTGCTAGTTTTAATATTTTATATACTAACTCTGTTTCTTCTGAAGTATGTAGTTCAAAATCTGTTGATGTACCTGGATTCCAAAGAGCGGTATTACTATTACTAGAAACTACATAGCCCCAAACTGGTTTATTAGGTTTTTTTATATAACTTATTTTTACACTATCAGCTATTGGTGGTGGTGGGATTATTTTTATTCTATCAAAACCAGATGCATCGTGTATGTAAACTGGTCTTTTTTGAGTTTCTCTAGCCAAAGGACTGTTAGTATATTTTCTATATTCTTTTGCTGTAACTTCTTCTACAACTTTATACCCAGCTAAATTACTGTAATCAGCCATGACCTCTAAAATTCTATATAAAGAAAACTGTGTTAAATCTATATCTCCTTCGTTATTTAAAACAGTTGTGTTAGGTTCATCAGTCCATATTTCAAACGCACTTATTTTACTTTCTAATATATCTTTCATATCAGAGTGACCCATGTTATTACCAGGTAATCTGTTAAATTGATTTAAATCATAAAAGTATTGCTCGAATATTTCTTTTTGTGCAAGGTCTGCAAACAGATTAAACTCTTGTGGAGTTATATAACCTCTTTGTTCTTTGTTAGCTATAGCTAAAACTTTTTGATAAACATTATCTATAGATACCATAATATTTTTTTATTTTTTATAAGGAAACATTTTGTTTAATTGTTGTTTTCTTTTTCTACAGCCACAATCTTTGCCTGTAACTTTAGATACTTTATCAACAACTTTTTTTATTCCTGTTGCTTTTGTAATTTTTTCTATTGAGTCGCCTAATCCTTTTGATTTCATATAACTTTATTTTTGTAGTTACGATCGCCCCGTAGGGCGACCGCTCTACAGTTTGTTTATCTTAATCTTTTTTCAATACTAGTAAATACTTCCATACCTTCATCAGTTTTAAACCAAGCGGCTAACGCTGAATAAGGATGTTCGTCAAAAGGAACATTTAATAATTTTCTACCGTTACTACCCCAAGTAAAAGTTCTTTGATCAGCAGATAATTTTAATATACCCATTTCAGTAGCTCTAATACCAAGGTTTCTAAGTAAAACGTTTTCATCATTTATTAAATCTAAAAACAAACTAGGGTTTCTTTTAGCAAATATAAGCAGATCACGTTTAAGTTCCTTAGAACTCATCTCTGATACCTTAGAACCTATCTCTACACGCATAACAGCTTCTACCATATCTATATCTAAATCTCTAGCAGCGGTTAACGCATCTATTTCCATTTCTATATCAGCAACTTGATCAATAGCTACAATTTCTGGTTGCCACTCATAAAATAATTTGTTTTTATGAGGGTGATATAAACTTAAAAGTTTTTGCAAAACAACTTTTTCTCTTGGTACTTGTAAAATACCAGCTCTAAAAATTATATGTTCTAATCTTTGATCGCCTTTCATTTCATCTACAAAGCAAGTTTTTTGATTTGAACAATATTTAAGTTCTCTTTCGTATTGTTTTTCTTCGTCAAACCAATATATACCAGCTGATTTTATAGTATAAGATAGTGGTTTATTACCTTTTCTTAAAAAATATTGTCTATCTTTTACTTCCCACTCTGATTTTTTTGGTTCAACTTTTTTAGGTTTTGGTGTTTCAACAACTGGTGTTTCAACAACAGGTACCTCTACCTCTTTTTTTGTTTCTTGTTTTTTTGCCATAATATAATATATAATAAAATTAATAAAATAAAGCCGAGGCCGAAGCCTCGACTTTTATATAAATGCTTACTTCATTAACATAAAGTTATTAGCACCTTGTACAACTAAACATCTTTCAGATAAGTAATGCACTTGCATGATGTCTAAATCAGTTGTAACAGCTCCTACAGAACCTGTAACCCAAGTTTTCATTTTTCTTGACTCAGTTTGTGAAGCTCTAAACCTAACATGTAAAAATGGTCGCTTTAAGTTTTTACCTAAAGTTTGATCATACACAGTAGATACACCAGCAGGAATAATAACACCTCTTAGTGGAGCAACAGCATCTCTAGAGTTAATACTACCTCTTGTAGATTTGTCGTTTAAGTATCTAAAGTCAGACTTGTAGAAGTCATAAGAACCTCTTCTAAAACCAGAGAAACCTAAATTAAGCGCCATATCTTCAGAATTGTTAAATACTCCGTAAGAAGTACCACCAGCCCCGTAAGAGTTCATTGAAGCTAACATGTCATCCATAGCTAAACTAGTAGCTCTGTTTACAAACATCATGTTTTCTTCAATAGCACCTTGAGAGTCAAACTCAGCTAAAATAGCGTCAAACTCAGCTAAATCAGTAGCAGCGTTAACACCAGTTACACCAGTAGTAATATTACCACGAGTTTCAATAGCAGCGAATAAACCTTCAGTACCAAACGGTGCGTTAGATGCTGGAAATTGAGAAGTACCAGTAGCAGCGTGACCATCAATATTAGAGTTACCAGTAACGCCTTTAACAGCTTCTAACATAGTCATCTCTAAGTAATCAGTAAAACGAGATCTTGTTTCACCTTCAGCTTTTAAGTACCATAAGTAACCTGATTGACCAGCTTCACCTGTGATTTCAACCCAACCAATTTGAGAAGCATCAGATCCAGAGATCTCATAGTAATCTTTCATTATGATTGGTTTGTTAGTGAATGATTGGTGAGTTGGTTTAACAGTACCGTAACCTGTAGTAGCAGATGAAGTACCTCCTTGACCTTGAGTACCTTTTATAAACTCAGATCCAATAACTAATAATGTAGCATTGTTAGCAGATGGAACTCCAGTATCAGAGAAAGCAGTAGCAGCATCAACAGTTGCAACCTCGTAAGGCTCACAAGTTGCTACAGTAGCAGAAGTAGCTGTAACTAAACATTTAATAGTACCTTCAGCTGTAGCTACAATTACCATATCATTAATACGTACACCGTGCTCTCCTGAAGCTATAGAATTACCATCTATATCAGTACCAAACGTAAATGTACACTCGTTAGTGTCATACTTACCTATATAAGATAGGTGTAATCTACCTTGCTCAGACCAAATAACTTGATCAGAACTCATTGACTCCTCAGCACCTACTTGTGAAAGGAAACCAGAAATTGTTCTATTACCGAATACCTCAGCTTCTTGCTCAATAAGGTCCGGTACATATTGTTGACCCCAGTCGTTTCCGTCTGCAGTAAAGTCAATATAGTTTGAAGCTAGTGTTTGCTTTTTTGAAGCTGGCACACTATTTAATTGACCTGCAGCGCCCGAATGACCAGCGCCGGGATTTGAAATTGCCATAATTTTTTTGTTTTAAATTGTTATTTATTATTTTTAATTTTAAACTTAAAATCAGAAGAATCATTACCTAACACCCTTACTTTTATACCACCTGATTCAACAACACCGTGGCTTTGTCTTGGGTTCATATCTACGTTTTTAGATTTAGCAATACTTTCTTTCATAGCATCTGCTTTACCTTGTTCGTAAAAATGTTTTGCAACAGCATCAGCGTTCATTGCTGTATATAAAGATTTGTGATAACCCGCAGCGTCTTTTAAAGCCATTTTTTTATCTAAAAACTTTTTAGTAAAATTGTTTAAATCGCTTTGCGTGTTTTTTACTTCATTAGCATTGCTCACATTAAACCTGTATTTTTTATCACCGACGTTATATTCAAAACCTTTGAACTTGTCGTTAAAAACTTGATTAGTTTTTTGTGTAAAAATTTCAGAATTTTGTTTTGCTATTTTGTTAGTCTCTTCTGACTCCTTGTTATATCTATTGAAAAAATTAACAGCTTTTTGTTGTTCTTTAGTTAACTTTGAACCAGCTTTAATATTTCTATAGTATTTAGACTTTTGCCCGTCTAAGTGGGCTTTAGCGCTGGCAACTTGCTCTTTTAGCGCTAGCTTTTTTCTTTTAATATCACGTTCTTCGTCTACTTCTTCATCGTAAGAAAAAGAATCTTCCATTAAAAAGTTTATTTCTTCAGTTGTTAAATGAGGTTTTGTTTGTTTATAGTATTCATATAAAACATCATTATCATTTAATTTACTGTAATCTTTATTAAGTTTTACATAATCGTTTATATCTCCACCAGTTTCTTTCATAAACTCAACTAACCTCTCTACATTTTCTGGTAATGGTTCACCAGTTGTTTTAGCTTCAGCTATTGCTTCTTCAACTTTTTCCTCTACTTCCTCAATCTCTTTTTCAGTAGAATCTTCAGTAATTTCTTCTAAAACTGGAGCTTCTTGTTCTTTTACTTCTTCTTGTTTTTGCTCAGGTTCTGTTTGCTTAGAATCTTCAACTACTTCTTTTTCGTTAATTTTATTTTCTTCTGGTTTTTCGTTTAAATCAACTCTAGTAACATCTTCTTTTACTTCTTGTTTTTCTTTACTAAGATCAACTTTTACAGTATCTTCTTTTGATTCAAACTTTTTTATTTTAGTTTTTTTAACTTTTAGTTTCTCAACAGTATTATCTACTGCTGGTTCTTCTTTTTTCTTTTTTGCCATAATATAATATAATAATAATTAATAAATTTATTTAGGATCGAAAGTACCCATACCAAAACCTCCTCCTAGTATATCATTACCTGAAGATTCAAAGTTTTTAGGTGGTTTACCGCTATTTCTTTGGTCTATAAGTTGACTTTGTTGACTTGCTTGTATTCTAGTTCTTTCGTCTTTTCTATCTTCCTTTTGTTTTTCTTTATTTTTTTGACCTTGTACTTCTATACCTTTTAACTGCATGTTGTATTGAAACTCTAAAGCCATTAACTCTTTTTTATGCTGAACTTCTTGCATCATTTTTTGTGACTCTAATTGAGATCTAATTTGCTCAAGTTGAGCTTCGTTTTCAGTTATAGTTTGATTTTTTTGCATTTCAGCTTGAGCAGCTGCTTGAGCAGACTGTTGATTTAATTGAGCCTGCTGTTGCATGTTTTGCATTTGCATTTGTTGGTCTCTTGCTATCTTTTTTCTTCTTCTTATTTTTAAAAGTTGATTTGCTAATTTTACATTTTTTATTTCTCTAATATCAATAGCATCAGCTAACTCAATTATTTGTTGTTGAAGAGCCATTTGTATATTGTTTTCTAACATCATCTTTTCTTCTTCATCTGGCTGTAATTCAATAAAAATACCAAAGTCATATAAATAAAGTTCTTTTAGTTCTTCTAAAACAGCAGCATTATGTACGCCTATTGACTGTATAAACGCTTCTCTTGTTGGTGAATATTCTAATATATCAGATATTCTAAGTGATAAACACTCTGCTGTTTCTGCTGTTAAAAACAAACCAGCTTGTAATATATGTCTTGTAGCTGTATTACTATTTGCAGCTGCAAGTTTTTGCACACCTACTAAAGCGTTTTTATCTGGCATACTACCATCTCTAGCTTCATTTAAACCAGTCACATCACGTATCATTTGTAAGTAATAATTGTAATTGCCTATAAGCGCTTGCATTTTTTGACCACCAGCTCCTGATGTAATTTCCTGTATTGGTACTTTACCAGGATTCATATCACCGTCTTGTGTAAAAGATCTACCAATAACACTACCAGTTTGGAAGAACATGTTTAAAGCTTCTTGTGGATTATAGTTTGTACCGTTACCTAAGTCTATTTCTGCTAAACCATCTGCATCTAAATAAACACCATCTGGTACCATACGAGATAAAACTTGTTGTAGTTTTAAATGTGTTAACTGTATCATGTCTGCAAAACCAGTTATTTTTCTAACTAAAGAATCAATTCTGCCATTATACATACGTGGTGCTACAATAGAATAATTCATTTTAACTTTAGTAAAATTACTTTTAGGTCGCATCATATTTTTTGCCATTTCCCATCTAAGTAATTTATTTGTACCAAGTATCATAGCGCCATCGTAAAGCACCTCTATTGATCTTAGCATTTTACCGTAACCACCTTCTTTATCCTGTGGTGGGTTAAACGAATCATCTTTTTGTATTATTTTTTCAGCACCAGTACCAGTTTCTTTTACTTTGTAAACTTCGTTCATATAAGTTTTATAGTTAAAGTATAAAACTTGTATTGTGTTATTATCTTCTTTATCGTAATTATGTTGTGAGTTGTAGTTTGATCTAGTAGTTGGTTTTGTTTTCATTATTTCTTCTAAATCACTTTCAGTCAAATGAGGAAACTGTTTTGCTAATTCATTTACAGGTATTGTTTTAACCTCGCCAACATAGTATATATCTTCAAAATATGGTGACTCTGTATACGAGTAAACTAAATTAGCTGGATCAACATAATCAATAACAACACCTTCTGAAGTATTAAAAGATGTTTTAACAGCACCTATACCTAAAACAGTAAGGTCTTGATAAAATTGTTTTTTAATTAACTCATATCTATTTCCTTCAAACAAAGTGTTTAATGCCTGTTCTTCAGCTAATTCTGCTGATTGCTTATACGATATTTGCATATGAAGACCTAACTCTTCGTTTGTTTCAGGTAATTCTTCTATATTGCTTTCTCTAACGTTTAAATTTAAATCTCGCTGTACGGCTTCATTAAATTGCTTTAACCTCATATCTTTCATTATAGCGTCCATATATTGTGTTCTTTTTGAAACACCATATGGATCTTGTGAAAAAGCTCTCACGTCGTATGTTCTTTCAGCTATACCATTTACAACTATATCAACAAACTTAGATATAATTGGCACAGGTTTCCAGTCTAAATTTAAATAGGACAAATCACCATTTATTGATAACTCATCCTTGTATTTTTGTATAGGTTGCTCACCTCTAGCGTACAGTCTTAAATTATGAAAATCATTGTGGTTTGTTCTATATCTATTAATATTTCTATCATCATCAAACCACTCTTGCTCTATAGCTCTACCAACTCGTAAACCATAGTCGTAACTTAGCTTTTCAGCGTCACTAACGGTTTGACTTGGAAAATAGCTTTTGCTAGTATATGCCATGTTTATTGCTTAATTATTCTTGAATTAGTTCCAGTATTAGTATACTTGGAAATATTTATATTTAGTTTTGGTTTTTCAACCTTTGCGTTTGGTGCGTATAAATGTCTATTGTTAGCCATTATAGCTAAACCACTACTTATTGTTGCATCAAACTTAGTTCTTTTTGTTATATCAAATCTACTCCAATCATTTAGTAAGTCATTAAAATATAGACTACCAAAACTACCATCTTGCCTCATGCCTACGTGATCTTGTATATACATTTCAATAGCTGCTGCATGAGCTTGCTTTATATCTTCACTAGAGTTTGGTATACCACCTATTTCTTTTTCTGCTACAGAAAGTTTGTTCCATATTTTATCAGGTCTATTCATACTAAAACCTCTATAACCTCTACGTCGCAAATAATATAATAACCTTGGTTTGTTGTTCTCTGCAAGTATTGGCATACCATAAAACACTAGTGCCATCAACACATCTTCAAAAAATATCTCAGCTGTTGGTGGTCTTGATAAGTACTCTAAAAAAAAGCTATTAGCAGGCGCATCTTCCATGCTAAACTTAGTTAATCCATGTAAAGCTCCTTTTGAACCTTGACCATCTACAGTTCCAGATATATCATAACTATCACAGCCAAAAGCACCCATGTGTTCATTGCCAGGGTGTTTAACACCGTTTTTAAGTATTATTTTATTTTGTAAATGTTGAGGTGGTACCCAACTAACTTTAAACCTGCCTTTTGGATCTGGATAAAATATTACATTTGTATCTTTAACGCCATTTACCCATTGAAAATTACCAGTTGAAATACCTAAAGTTCTAGACATTTCTTCATTGTAATCTATTTGCTCGTATATTTTTATTAAATTAAATATACTGTTTTTTGTTTCATCTCTAAACGCGTGTTCTTCAGTTCTTGGAAACTGCCTGTAAAATTCGTTTAACGCATCTTGATCACCTTTTAAACCATCAGCTTCGTTATTCCAGTGATCAATAACACCTATGTCAATTAGTTGACCATCTGGTGCGAACACATCCCTGTTAGGAGTAGTAAATACTGGAACTCCGTGTTCGTCAATAAATCCTTCATAGTTCCATTCCATTGGGATAAACAAAGAGTATAAACCAGATTTCGTTTGACCGTTTCTATTTCGTTTTGTGACATCACTTGCATTATATAATTTTTTAAAGTTATCACCTCCTTTGTCAAGCGCATTACTAGTGCTACCCATCATACACTTACCTATAATTCTACTACCTAGTCTAAGACATGTTTTAGTTACTCGCCAGTTGTTTAATATATTATCAGGTCTTTCCCACTTACCACTTTCATCGTGCACTAATAAAGCTAGCTTTTCACCATCATAACTATTGTCACCAGTGTTTTTCCAGTCTATAGTTGTATCTAAACCCTGTATATCCTCAAGCTTTTCGTTAGCTGTTATTTTTTTTCTTGTAAACTTACTAGCTGGTACTCTATATGCAAGCTCTGATTTAGGACGATCCATACCATCTTGTATTGGTTTAAAGAAAAAAGGATAATTAATACTAATAGGTACTACTTTATCTGTAAACATTTTTTTTGCATCCGCACCTGTTTTAGATAGTATACCATATCTACTATCACTCGATATTGTTGCTAAATTAACTGTTTCTGCAGATGACATAAAACTAAAACCAGATCTTCTGTTTTTAAGATATGCCATACCATAACATCTTTTATCAGCTTTACAAGCTTCCCAAAATATATAAAACAGTCTGTTTGCCTCTCTAAAGTCAGGTGCACCTACATCTATTTTACTCCATTGTAAATACATGTAGTGCGTACCTGTTATATATGTTGGTTTATTATTATTGTAAAACCAAAAACCTTCTTCTCTTCGTTTAAACTCTTCATCTATGTAATCATACCATTTTTCTTTTTGGTCTTCTGGATATGATTTCCAATCAAATATATTTTTTAATCTACTTAATTCTTTTGGATATTCTATTTTTTGCCACTTATTTACTTCGTTTTTGTGCACGTGCACTGGCAACATTGGCAAAGCAATGCGCAAACCTTGGATCTCAAGTACATCACCAATTTTTCCAGTTTTAGAGATAACCACGATATCATGTTCTTTATTGTATCCATATTTCCATTTTTTTAATTTGTTAATACGACTAATAGTCGTTTTTTTAATAGGTTCTATTATTTTAACTAAACTTTGCTCGTACATTACTTAGATCTTCCTTCTGCGAATCCTTTAAAAACTTTTTTTTCTACTTCTTCAGGCGCTTTACCTTCTAGTAAGTTTTTTTCTTCTTGAATTCTGTTAAGTATTTCAAATGCATCAAATATAGCTAGTTTTTTTGTAGCAGCAGCATTTTTTAATCTATCAGCTGATATATCATCGTCTGAATCTACAATAGGTTCTTTTGCAACTTTAATTAATTCATCTACTGCTTTTTGCCCAGCTAGGATTATATTCTTCTTCGTTTCCTTGATATTCATATTTAATTGTAATAAAATTTGATAAAACTCTGTATAGTCTTTCACCGTCAACTATAAACTCATATTCACTGCTTGGCCTGAAACCGACTAGCTCATTAACATCCACGGTACCATCTGTATATTTAACTACACCTTGTAATGGTTTTTCAGACTCAGTATTAAATTTATCTACAGCCTTTAAAGGTTTTACAAAACAATAACCTTTTGGTGCTATCCACTTTTGTTTTCTTTTATATAGAAATATTTGGTCTTGATTTATTAAATAAGTAGATTCATTAAAATAACTTCTACTATTCTTTTCTATACCTTTTACATTGTGCCATCTTCTAAAAACGTTATGATGTACTACAACTGTATCTCCTGGTTTTATATCTGTATCACCAATCATTGGTGTTGATATAACAATAGCTTCTCTATTTACATATTGGTGATTATATATTTCAGTGTTAAGTATTAACTCTTTATCACCAACTTTTTTGCTGTTATTATATCTATTACCTTTTGGTGTTACAACGAAGTTGTAAACGCTTTTCATTAGTATTCTAAGTTATATTCTATAGATACAGCCATGTTTTTATTAAAGTCTTTCCAAGGCAATACATCTTTGTTTTTTCTAATATAAATAGAATACTTTTCATCTTCTTCTAATATATCACAAATTGTATGTCCACCATATACTTCTTGACCAACAGCGTAATGCATGGCATCATTTTTATAATCTTTGCCTACAGATATTTTACGAATTAGCTTTGCCATTGTCAGGGTAGTTTATTTTACCAGTTTGAATATCTACATCAAATGTACCATAATCTTTTTCAAACTCTTTTTGTAATATTGTTAATTCATCTCTATGACCAGCTATGCCGTGTAATAAATCATGCTTTCTAAGTTCCATTGAACCTAATTCTAGTTGTGATCTATTTATATCATTTATAGTTTTTTGAACCTTTGTTAGTTGTTCTTTTGTAATTGTTTCTGGTTTAGACTTTAAGTCTACTATTTTTTCTTTTTTTGCCATTTTATTTAATTTAAGTTAATTTAATCTTCTATTATCCACTCTGATTTATTAAGCTCTGTTAATATTTCTTCGTGTGTATATTGTGTTTTACCATCTAAAAAGCTTGGTGTGTTGCCTTTAAACTTTACAAATGTTTTTGTGCCATCATTATTATACCTTAAAGTATTTACTGATGTTTCATCTACTTGACTAAAGTCAACGCTTGCAACTTCGTCTTTTGTTATTATTATGTATTTTTTATTATTCATATTATGGTACGCTTGTATCACCTTGTGTTGGTGTGTTTTGAGGAACACCGTCTGCTCCTGTACTTGTTCTATCTATAAAGTTACCGCTTGTTTCGTCTAAAGGCAACCAAGCTACTAAACCATCAATACCACTTTTTGACACGTCACCTGGTTTACCGCTGTTGTAAAGTTTTGTAACGCTAGCGTCAGATATTGTTTCATCAAACAAAGAAAGACTACTGAAATTACCTTTAAAAAAAGCGTTGTTAGCATTACCAGGTTTACCTATATAAATAGTATCTGCTGTAGTTGCATAGCTTGCTATTGCACTAGTACTTGTTTTAACTTTACTACCGTTTATATACATAGCCATAGTATTAGCAGTCCTGTTCCAAGTAGCAACAAAATGAATCCAAGCAGGAGAACCATTACCGTCTTGAAGCTCTACTGCGTATGGATGATCCATAATAGTATTGCTACTTCCACCTCTAGAATTCATACGTATAACTTCACTACCGCCTTGATTTATAAATAAAATTGCTATTTTATTATCATTACTAGTACCAGTATGTAAATTAAAAATAGTGTCGTTTCCACTTGCATCTGTGTTTTTAAGCCATATAGACACACTACCTATATTTTTAATATCATTTGCTACGGAATTATTAATAGTAATATGATCATCTGCACCATCTAATAGCACAGATCGAGCAACAGCATATGTTGTCTTTGAATATGCAGGGCTTGATAATGAACTACCTAATCCTAAACCCATTACTTACCGAAATAACAAATTATACCACCATCAAGATCTTCTTCAGGAGTTACTCTAACCCATCTACCATAAATTGTTAATCCTGCTGGATATTTAACGCCTTCAGCCGTAGTACCACCAGCACCATGGTATTCATCTAAAAATACTAAAGTTTGAGATGTTGTTGGTGAAATTTGTGTATCTAAAACTAAGTCGTCTGTACCACCACCATAAGAAACAACTCTCGCACCTTGTTTGTTTGGACCATTGTATATAGGTGTTTTTGTTTCAAGATCTACAGTTAAACCAGTGTCTACAGTATCACCATCGTTTACTAATAAAACGTATTGTCCAGGTTTTATTTTAGAATTTGCCGCTGATAACTCTGGAGTTGTTGTAGTTGCAGCTGTAGCAACTGCAGCTTCAGTTACACCTAAATAGTTAGCTGCTGTAGCCTCTGTATCGTTTGTACCAAAATATTGAGGCCCATGAGTATCTAATATTTCTGTTTGCAAAGCGGTTGGTGTGTTATCGGCTAAAAATGTAATAGCTATAATAACATGATCTTTAGGTGGATAAATTGGTTTTGCTAAATTTTGAAAAGCACTACCTAATTGTCCAAAGCCGTAAGCTACTTCTGTTGAATTTTGTCCCATTATTTTTTTACTTTTTCTAGTGATCTACCGCCAAAATAAGCACCGATCACGGTTATTAATAC